GTCGATGCCCGCATCAAGACGCTCAAAGGATCAGCACGCGACACGGGGAACGTCGTGCAACGGATGGCCGGCGGGTTCAGCAAGTTCTTCGGCGCGATCACGGCCGGATTCGCCTCAATGTCGTTTGCAGTCATGGGCACCAAGAAAGCCCGTGCCGCCTTTCTGGAGTATGACGAAGCTCTGACCGATGCCCAGAAGACCACTTCAACAACAAAAACGGAGATCCGCGAAGTATCGGAAGAACTGAAGAAGATAGACACCCGCACACCCCTAAACTCACTGCTCGACATAGTACGCGTGGCGGGTAAACTCGGTATCGAAGGAAAGCAAAATCTGATCGAATTCGCCCGTGCCGGAGATAAAATCGGGGTCGCCCTCGGCCGAGACCTCGGCGGCAATGCCGAAGCCGCCATCCAGCAGATCGGAAAACTCGTCGATATTTTCCACCTCCGAGAACAATACGGCATCGAGCAGAGTATGCTCAAGGTCGGCTCGGCAATCAACGAAATCGGCATGGCCTCCACGGCGGCCGAGGGTTTTGTCGTTGACTTCGCAAAAAGGGCGGCCGGTACGGCGCCGAACGTAAATATCTCGATTCAGTCCGTCCTCGGTCTCGCCGGCACCCTTGACAAATTGGGGCAGCAGGCCGAAACGGCAGGCACCTCCTACGGGCAGGTGATTACCGCCATGTACAAGCGGACAGAGGTCTTTGCCAAAATTGCCAAGATGAGCCTCGGCGAATTTCAGAAGCTCATGGGCGAAGATATGAACGAGGCATTTATCCGCGTTTTGGAGGGTATGGGCAAGTCTGGACAAGGCATGCAGTCGATCGTAAACGCCCTGAACTCGATGAAACTCGACGGGCAACGTAGCGTGCAGGTCTTGGGCGTTCTGGCGGCCAATACCGACGAGCTGCGTCGGCAGCAGGAAATCGCCAATCATGCATTCGAAACCGGCACATCTGTCATCGAAGAGTTCAACACCAAAAACGAAAGTGCCACGGCCCAATACGAAAAGCAAAAGAAAGCGCTCCATGAACAGGCCGTACTCCTCGGCGAAACACTGAATCCGGCATTCACCTCGACAACCTCGATCACCGTAACCTTTCTGAAGGCGCTGACGGGTCTTGTGAAATTCTTATACCAGACAAAAGGAGCGATTATCCCAATCGTTGCGGCCGTCGCAGCCTACAAAACCATAATGTTTGCTGCACACAAGGCGATGGTGATTTACCGAGCAGCTCATATTGCGTATATCGCCATTACGAAGCAGGTAACACAGGTATTCAACAGCGTCGTCAAGGCCGGGCCGTGGGGTTGGATTGCGACAGCAATTTCAGTCGCCATCGGTGCGGTAACTCTGTTCAGCGACAAGATTTTCAAAACCCACGAGCAGGTCAGGAACATGGCCGCCGAAGCCGCGGTCGAAATCGACAACGAGAAACGGAAGCTCAACGAATTGCAGGACGCAGCGACCCGCGCAGCCTCCGGGAGCCGCGAACGGGCCGAAGCGATCATGATCATCAACGAGAGGTACGGCAAGTACCTTCCGAAGCTGCTCACCGAGAAAAGCACCAACGAGGATATCGCCATCGCGCTTCAGTCGGTAAACACCGAATTGGAAAAGAACATCAAGCTCAAATTCCGGCAGCAGGAAGCGGAACGCATCGCCGGAGATGGGATGACAGCCATGAAAAAGGCGATCGCCGAAATCACGACCAAGTATAAAGAATGGGGCGACGAATCGTCGCTCACCGCCGATAAGCAGAGATTGATCGCCGCCGCAGTTGTCGATTTCACGGGTAAGATAAAAGCGGCCGGAAACGATTCTGCAAAACAAAGTCAGGCAGTTTCCGACCTCAATATGGAATTACGAAATCTGGGGCTGAACCTCACCGGATCGGCATGGAATCCTGCAGGCCGAAATATCGCCTTACAAGAAATCACCACAGAATTACGCAATACCGTGACCGAAGGCCAGCAGGCTCTCTCGATGCTGGACACTCTCTACGGTAAGTTCGCCACCCCTCTCAATCTGAACACCACCACGACCACAAATACAACGCCCACCGCCCCGGACGATACAGGCAAATGGTCGCTCGAAAAAGACAAAGAGTTCCTGACCGCGAAACTGAAACTCAAGGAGAAATATCAGAACGGGGAAATCGTATCCGCGTCCCAATTCAACGAAGAGCTGCTGAAACTGGAAATTGCGGCATTGGAAAAACGCCTTGCGAAAAATATCGATGAAGGGGCTACGCGGCTCAAAATCCAGAACCAACTCGCAGACAAACGACTTGAGCAGAAGAAGGCGGCCGCAGCCAAAGAAGAGGAGATAAACAAACTTCTCCAGCAATCGGAAACCGATCGGATCAAGCGGGAGAACGCCGACTACGAACTGAAGAAAAAGAGGTACGCAGGCAACGCCGCGGCATTGGAAGCTCTGGAGAAAGCCCACCAGCGCAACATCACCAAAATTCGGCTCGACGAGATCGACGATCGACTAAAGCGGGAAGAGGAGACCTATGAGCTGCAAAAGAAACAGCTCAAGAACCGTCACAAGCAGGAACTCCTCGACTTCCACGGCTCGGCCGCTGAACGCAAACAGCTACGGAAAGCCCAAGCGGAAGAAGAGTCCCGATTGGAACTCGAACACCTGACTCAACTCTCTGCGCAACTTAAAACGCTTATCGAGTCCGGAATGTTCGACGGCATCCAACTCGACACACAACTTCTCTCGGCTCAAGAGAAGCAGAATCTCGTCAATCGTTTCGAAGATGTCAGGACAGCGATCATCGGCGTATTGGAAGTTCTCGGCGACGGGCAGCAGAAAACATTCTCTTTTGCCGGCAACGACCCAACGTTCATGGGCCTACCACAATCGGACTGGATGCAATTTTTTGACGTGCTGAAGAACGGGGCTGCTTCTACCGAAGAAGCGTTGCAAGCAGTACATGCCGCCATGACAGCGATTGGCGCAGCTACGGAAACGGCGCTGCAGGTATATACTACCTACGACAATATGATGACCAAAAAGGAAAACGCAGAATTAAAGAAATATCAGAAAAATCAGGATAAGAAGAAAAAAGCCAACGAGAAGCGTGTCAAAGCAGGACTGATGACCGAAGAGCAAGCACAAGCAGAGGAGGAGCGAATGGCCGCAGATCTCGAAGCCAAACAAGAAGAGATGCAAATCAAACAGGCGAAGCGCCAGAAGGCCATGAACATCACCTCCGCCATCATCAATACGGCAACTGGTGTCACGAAAACACTGGCTGAATGGGGATGGCCTCTGGGTGCGATCTTTGCCGCTATCGTCGGTGCTATGGGAGCCGCACAAATCGCTATGATTGCATCAACCCCAATAACGACTGGCGCCGAAGAGGGTGGTCAGGTCATCGAGCGGATGCAGGACGGCAAAAAATTCAACGCCCGTTATTCTCCGGATAAACGAGGCTTCATCTCATCGCCGACGGTGCTGGTATCGGAAAACGGGAAGGAGTATGTCGTTCCAGCGGCCGCAATGGATAACCCCTCGTTGATTCCCGTACTGAACACGATCGAAGCGGCCCGCCGACAGGGGACACTCGGCAGCTTCGATTTCAATGCCGTATACCGGCAAAATACACCGGTACCCGGATTCGTATCCGGTGGCCCAACAGGAGATATCCCGTCATTCGACACAACAGACACGGGGCTTTCCTCTTTGGACGCAGGCACGGCCGGCAAATTCATCGCGGCCGTCGATCGTCTATGCGACGTGCTGAAGAATCCGATTCTTGCCTACGTGACAATGCTGGGCGAGAACGGAATCGTTGCGAAAATGAAAGAGTACAACCGCACGCGGGAACGTGGGCAAATTGGAGGCAAAAAACGATGATACAATTCCGATCCGAGGGCATAATCCTCGATGTACAGCCTGATCAGGATGTGACATTTACACTGGACAATCCAATCTTTGAAGATGACAGGGTGCCAGTGGCCGTTTCCACGAATGTTGAATTCAAACTGTCGCCTAAAAACTGCAAATTTTTCGGATTCACACCCGGCATCCGGCGGCGGCCGTCACGCAAGACTGCCGCCTGCGAGGCGTTATTCAATGGCATAGTCGCATTTCAGGGTG